ATCTTTGCGGCGCTTTCAGCTTGGTAGCCGGTGAATGCTGTTTGGTACTCGCCAGTCAGCGCGTCTACATTGGCCTTGTACTGCTTGGCCAGTCGGTCAATGTCGGATGTGCTGCGCCGGGCGAGCTGGCGCTGTTTGAATTGGGGTAGGGTAGCCATTACTGCAGCCTCATCCCGCCACCGCTCAAGTCAACAGGAATACCAAGCTCGGCATCCATGCGCTCGCCGGACAACAACGACCTGCGGCCTCCACGGGTGCGAGCCTTGAGCGCGGATGCTTCGGACGCTGCAGCTTTGCGGCGCTCTTCGTCGGCTGCGGCCTGCACCTCCTTGGCCTTTTTTTCCATCTCTAGCTTGTTGGTTGCATATTGGGTTTGAGATGTCTCAAACTGCTGGCGAGCCAGTTCTGCTTGCTGCTCAAGGGACGCGCCTTGCTTGGCGTACTCGGCAGTTTGCTTGGACAACTCAAGACGCATGGCCGCTTGGTCGGCTTGCTGCTGCAAAAGAGCTTTTGCTTGTTGCTTTTCAGCATCCCTGCGAGCCTTGCGACCCTCGTTGGCGGTGTAGGCAGAACCTGCAAGAACGGCAAATGCAATTAACGGCATACCTAACTCCTTATTAAAACTTGATCAACTTTTTCAACATCTGTTTCATCGGTCGCATGAATGCAAAACCACACGCTGTTTGTCACCGCTGTCACTTCGTGGCTTTTGCCAGCAGCAATATTTATGCAGGCCGGCGCGTGATATTCAATCTCAACCTCATCAACTTTCACAACTACCCAGCCCTCTGCAAGAATGCTCATGTGGTCGTATGTGTGTTTGTGCTGCACCATGAAATGATCCTGCGGCAGACTCACCTGCTTGGCATACAAGCCATCAGAAAAGTGGTGCTTGATCTCAGGCAATTCAATGATGTCTGTACTCATATCAATAGATTCTATTGAACTTTGTACAAGGGGCAATTACTGTATATCGTGGCGATATATAGCTTATGCAAACACATCGAAGTCGGTGCTGGCGCTGGACTGGCCCATGGGTCTGCCACCCAGCTGGTGGGTGCGTGTCATGCGGTTGTATTCGCCGCCGCCAAGCATCAGGTAGCCAAAGGAGTCACCAATGTGTGAGTGCTCGTTCTTGTTTGGCGCGTCCCGAAAGCGCTCTTGGCCAGCACCAACCGCCACCCGCTTGAAGTGGTAGCCACCGGCCAGCGCTTTGCGTAGCAGCTTGCACTCGCGGTTGACAATAAGCCCCGGCTTGCCGGTGATCAGTCGCTGCATGGGTGCAGCCGAGGCCTCACGGCGCACCTTGAAGTCGTTGCTGGCCGTGGGTTGTGCTCGCAACCCCAAGGTTTTCAAGTAATCAAAGGCTGTGACCTCATATATCGCATCTCTGGCCATACCAGCCGGGTCACCCCAGATCATTACTTGGTGATTGGGGTAGCGCTGGTTCAGTTCAGCCAGCAGCTGGTGGCCAAAGCGCTCAAGGCCCATGTCAAAGGTCACGATTTCTTGGTGAATCAACCACCTGCCGTTGGGCAAGCGCTGGCCAATGGTGGCAGCTGGGGTCAATCCGAAGTCAAGCCCCACCTGTATGGGCACATTGGGCTCAATTTCGGTGTCGCCAGACATGGTGCTGTCTTCGTACTCTGGCCAAACAGGCCTGCCTTCTTGCACATAGGTGTATTCGCCACCGGCATAGCAGCGAATCCAGTCCAGATTCTTGCCAAGCAGCATTTGCTGGTAGTAGCCGGGCGGCAGGTTGTGGATATTCTCAGCCTTGGGGTTGACCTTCCACCACTTGCCCGACGCAAAGATGTGATCGTTGGCCTCTGGCATGTCGGGCAAATCTTCAACATCCACGGGCACCACGCCGCCGGGCTGCTTAAAGAACTTCCATGCATACTGGCCGGTCATCTTCTCTTTCTCAGCCATGCGGTGCCACCAATGGTCATCATCCATGGGGTTGGTATCCATCCAGATCCCGTGCCATGTGGCACCGCCATCACGCTTGGTAGGGTATCGGCCAACCCGGTGGGTCAAGCCATCGATCACGGCCTTGGGCAGCTCACGCGCCTCATTGACCCAAGCGCCAGTCAGCTCCAAGGACAGCAGCTTCCTGACATCCTTGGGCTGGTCAAGGGCCAGAAAGATGACCTCGCAGTCAATGCCAGCCGCGTCACCACGGGCAGGCAGCCGGATGTGATGGGTGATAGGCGGTGTCCACAACATAGGCCCAAAGGTGCCTTCTGGGAATAGGTCAAGCCAAGTCTTGATGGTGGTGGTCTTGAGCATGGGATAGCTGTTCCTAACAATCGCCCAGCGGGAATACCTGACGTTGTCAATCGGGCTTGGCTTTTGTTGCACCGCCTTGATGAAGATCTTGGCTGCACACCCGTAAGACTTCCCCGACCCCACCGGCCCCATGATCCCTTGCACAAAGTTCTTGGACTGGATGAAGTCGTAGATCACCGGCGACTCGCTGAAGTCTAGGTTTAGGCCAGCCATCGGCACGGTCTTGTCGGACATCTCTTTGGTACGGCTCATCTTCTTGCTCCAGTTGTCTTATCTGTCTCTTGCGCCACATCACTCACCCCGTGGTGCCACAACATTGATATCAATCACAGACGGCTTCTCAGAACCGTCATCAGGGTTGTCAAGCAGTCCACTGGCCTTGGCCAACAGACGTAAGACACCCACCTTGTCATACAACTCAATGTCCAGCGTGGAGTACACATTGCCCTCAGAGTCCTTCTTGCTGTTGACCTTGATCGACTTGATCGCATGCAGCGCGTGCTCGGGGATATCGCTAGACCGCTTGACAGTCACGTTCCCCTGCTCATCCCAAGACATGATGTCAGTCAGCTTGGTGTTGGCCATGCTCAGCAACGCATAAGCCACGGCCTCCTTGTTTGCCATGATGGTGGTCGACCTCTCCAGCCTGCGCTGCACAGACCTCACCCCACCCCAGTTGGTCAAGGGAGGGATCACAGTTGACTTGGCCCTAGTCATCAGAACGGTATATCGTCATCATTGTCTGGCACCGCAGCCTTGGCCGGGGCAGCATAGGGTGTCTGGTTGTAGCCACCGCCACCCTGCACCTGACACAGGTCGCCAATGCTCAGACTGATCCAAGGCTCACCAGCCGCAGTCCTCTTTGACCAAGCACTCACCCAGCGAACCTCACCGTTGGGCAGCATCACTCTGCCTTTTAAAGTCGGGTGACTGTCTGTAGTCTTCTTGTCGTTCTTGAACAGGCTGCCCTGTCCAGCTCTCATCTCGTATGCCATCTAAAACTCCTTTGGTCGATTGTCGTTGAAAAAGTGGGGAAAATTTCGGGATGGGCCCCGTACGCTACGGTGTGGGGTGGGGGGGCAAGGGTCGCGTTCCGCGCACGTCACCGTGGGCGGTACGCCTGCGCACCCGCTGGCGCATATATGTTGAGGCCTGCGCCTGCTGGGAACAAGACACCCTTTTGCAGCAGCTTGTACAAAATCCATACGTTCGTTTGATGGATGTACCCATGGGATTACAAGGCCTACAAGGCGCTGAGCAGCTGACTGGCTACCTGCGTACCAACCTGCCCTTGATCGTGGCAGGAAGGCCTGCTGTCGTGGCTTGGCGGGGCATCGATTCATCGGGCATCTGCCTGCAACTGCCGGATCCCAGCCATCAGGATTGCTGAAGTGGGCGTGATCCCCTCGGCTCGGTACAGCGGCAGCAGGGTGTCGAGGCTGTCGGCGATCTGCTCGACTGTCAACCCGTCTCCGACCAACTCGTCAACTTCTTGGTTGTGCAGAACCTCTAGTCTGACTGTAACTAGTTGTTTGTTTAACAAGTTATTAGAATTAACTTCTTTAACAACTTGTTTACTAGTAATCAGACTTATATCTGTGTTCTCTGTGTTATTTACAACCTGTAGGTTGTGATTAGGTTGTGAATGTAGACTGCCTTCATTTACAACCTGTGGGTTGTGAATGTGGGCATGGTTATCCACAGGCTGCTGGTGCTTGGTTTGAGCCTTTTGGATGG